TTATGCCGCAATTCCTCCCTGTAACGGGTTCAGCGTAACCGCGTTTTGCAGGTAGTCAGGCGACAGGTGAGCGTAGACCATCGTTTGTTGAATATTCGCATGCCCCAGGATCTGTTGCAGGGCGATAATATTCCCGCCATTCATCATGAAATGACTCGCAAAGGTGTGGCGCAAGATATGCGTTACCTGGTTCTCCGGGATATCCGGTTTCACCTCCCGCAGTATTTTGCAGAACCTTTCATAGTCCACTTTGAACAGCTTTCCGCTGGCCTCTTTTTTCACCTTACTTTCCAGCTCCTCAGAGATCGGCACCGTGCGCTTTTTCCCGTTTTTGGTCTTCAGGAACGTGACGCGGCAGTTAACGATATTTGACCGCTTCAGCGTGGCGACCTCTGACCATCTTCCGCCGGTGCTCAGGCATAGCAGGGCAACCAACAGAGAATCCCCCTCCAGAACGTTCAGCAAATTGCTGATCTCTTCCCGCTCCAGAAATGTCATTTCCGGGTTTTCTTCCGCCAATGGTGGAAGCCCGTTAACGGGATGCTGCCCGCCAAACTCCTCGATCTGGATTAACTTCGTAAACATGCCGGATAACCGGTACATCTCCCGATTAATCGTTGATGCCTTAATCCCCGCACTCAAACGGCCAGATCGGTAGTCCATCAAATCCCTTTTGCTCAACCGACTAACAGCGGGATCGCCCAGGCCATTAATCGTCTTTAACAGGTGATTGAACTCCTTTTTGCCGTTTTCATGGTTTTGCCCGTGGTACCGCCACCAGGCATTGAGCAGCTCACTTAAAGGCCGCCGGTCGGCGCGCTTTCCTGCCCATTCTTTTTGGCTTGCGTTCGCTATCGTGTATTGCTCAAACACGACGGCTTCGGCCTTTCTTTCAAACGTCTTGCGAATGCGGCGTCCTGCTGCCCCGCGAGGTCTAATGTCCACCATATAGCGACCATCATCGAGCTTCTTAATCGACATAAGAAAGCCCTCCGGCGCAGATTTCACTATCTTGGTAACAAACAGTGAAAATGTAAGATTTATAAACTGTTAACCAGTCTGTTTCTCGGATTGGTCTGATTCCGTTGATTCTGGCCCAATGTGTGCGAGGGCCGGTGCGATCTGACCAGCCTGCGGCGCAGTCTTATCAGTCATCAACCATAGGGTGTATTTTTGAAAGCGAGAGTGCTGGGTGATTTTGCTTAGGACATTCCAACCAGGATCGTGATACCCCGCCTCAATCTTTTTCAACGTACTTAAAGAAATTCCCGTCATATCAGAAAGTTGTGCTTGATTGATATCTTCAGCACGGCGGATGAGCTTTAGCTTCTCTTCAAAGGTCATTGACAGAGTTCCAAATTAGAACTAGATTTGCCCTCATCAAGGTTCGTTTATGGAACCCTGCAAGGAGTGGAAACCAGCCGCTAGAACGTTTTCAAACGGTTTAGAAAGGGCTGGATCTTACGAGATTAACATGAGCTAACAGGAGCGTGAATGATGGAAGCGAGCGATTACGCGATCAAATACCCGCTTGACGCCGTTCATATAGAGAAGTTCGCCGAGCTGATCGGCAAATCGAAGTCAGCAGTAGAGGAAATGATCAAGGCTAGAAAGCTACCGGTCATTGAGCTGTGCGACCCTAACAAACCCAACGCCCGAATAGGTGAGCGCTGGATTTATATCCCCGAGTTCAACCGCGCAGTGCGCGAGGCGTACTACAACCGCCCGGTAGAGCAGCGTGATGCCTGGTTACTGTGGATGGGGCTTTAATGCGAACCGCTTCAGGGAGCAGGTCTATGAAAAGTGGGAACGGCGGGGCGGTATCGCAGCTGAATAGTAAAACCAGCCTTTATCGCGGCTTTACTATCCTGAAGCTCCCGCGCAAAAAACCATATAGCCGCCAGCGGTATCAGGTTACGCATGGCGGCCATTACTTCGGAATTGATTTTGCGTTAGCTGAAGCCTGCAAAACGATAGACCGAATTATGAATAACAAACGCTTCACCATTCATTAAATAGCCGAGGCAGAAAATGAAAAGAGAATACGCCGACAAAATTAACTCATTACTGCAATGCTTCCATTTCAATAAAGAGTTTATGGAATGGAATCACGATTATTCCCATCAACTTTTACGCCACGGCGTCTCCCACCTTTATCACTTCGCCATGCTCCAGGGCGAGAATGATGAAGCCACTCTGGAAGAGCTTCGCAACATCATCATTTCGATCACTAATGGCGACATCCCTAAGCCATACGATTTGCTGTCACTGGAAGCCGAACAGCCAGAGCCGATTGACCAAAAAGGCAAGACTATGACGTTTGCTAGTCCACTGGCGGTAACAGTGGAACTTACGCCGGAGATGGTACAACAGCTGAAAGAGACAATGGCGAACATCCCCCGCCAAATGAGAAAGCCATCTCTCTATTCTCGGGGATAGGGGCGAGCTATGTTCACTGAAGAGAAAACATCATGGGAACAGGAAATGCTGATCCGTGAGGCAGTGGATAACGCGAGGCAGGGATTCACGGTACAGCTTAAAAACGGCGCCCGTATCATCGTGCCCGCGAATGATTCATCAATTGACTTAATTATTCACGGTTTAGAGAAATCAATTCGCGGAGATTATGAACGCGATCGCCTGACGTTTATAGATTTTATGTATTACTGGCACGAAAGGATATTCAAGCAGGTTAAAAGAAAGAAAACCGCGCCCTAACCATTAATTAACCAGTTCTAAAAATAACGGCATTCATTTTGCCGGGGATTCGTTTTGCCTTTTTCAGGAGGTCGCATGGGGATTAAGTCAATCAAGCTGGATGGCGGAATAAGCGATCCGGAGTTTGTGGAAATAAGCACCAACGCACGGAAACACGAACGCGCTCACCTGCTGGGCCTGCTGCGTATTTATGTCGGTCAGCTGAAAAAGGAAAGCGCCACCCCGGAAGAGATTTATTCATCAATCGAACAGTGGGCCGATGCCCGCGAAATTTCAATCAGTGAGGGTAACAAGCAATGAATAACGTCATGTTAGATATTCGCGTATTGGGTAAATCTCCCGACTCTCCCATTTTTGCTGTCGAGTGCGTTTTCTTTGAGCCGTCAACAGGGCAGATTGGCCCGGAATACTATCGCGCCGTTGATATCAGGACGGCTGGCAGTATTTATCCCGAAGCGGCCTTGCAGCTCATGAAGGGGGATTCAGCGGAACGGGCCGAGATTATCAATGCAACGTGCACCGCGCTCGATGCCGTTGAGGGTGTCTGCCGTTTCATTTCGTCAACCACATCAAAACACGAGAAGCTATTTTGCTGGTCTGCCGGTGACTCGCTCAGTGTTGCAGCGCTGGCGCAGGCCATTTCTCGGTATGGCTTGCCGCTGGTATACATACCTGCATTTGAAGCTCGCAGCCTCTCAACCCTGATTCATATCGCAGGCGCTACCGGCTACGCCCCGCATCCGCGTCGCTCTACAGGTCGCCCATTGACCGATGCTGTTTATCGCGCAGAGCAGGTCTGCGAGATCTGGCAGCGCCTGACCTCCCCGCACCTCGAATCATTGTGAGGGCATGGCAATGATTAAATCACCTATCAAATGGGCGGGCGGTAAAACCCGCATGATGCCGCAGCTGCTAAAGCGCCTCCAGAAAGCTGATTGCCTGATTGAGCCATTCGTTGGCAGCGGCACCGTGTTTATGAATACGGAATACCGCCGTTACGTCCTTTGCGACAGCAATCGTGCGCTGATTAACTTCTTTCGCGTATTAACCTCCGACACCGAGCGACTGATCGACACCGCGCGCGGAATGTTTCTGGGTGGCAATAACGAAGAGCAGTATTACAAGCGCCGGGCACTATTTAACTCCATGCAGTGGAGCGATACAGGCAAAGCTGATTCCGCTTTGCTGTACGCCACTTTGTTTTTGTACCTGAACCGCCATTGCTTTAACGGGGTATATCGCGTCAATCAGAAAGGTGATCATAACGTCCCGTTCGGGAAATATGCCGCACCATACTTTCCGGCTGATGAGATGCGCAGCTTTGCCGAAAAGGCCAACGACACAAAAGCCGTTTTCATTGATGGCGATTTTCGTCACGCCATCCCTGACGTTATGCAGTTGGCGTATGACGCCGTTATTTACTGCGACCCCCCCTATATCCCGGCCAGCAAAACCGCCAACTTCACCGCATACGGCAAGCCGTTCACCCTGGACGATCATCGTGCCCTGGCCGCAACCCTGCTCGATGCTCATCGCCAGCACGGAACCCGCTCGGTGATATCAAACAGCGACACCCCGGAAACCCGCGAGATCTATTCCGCTTTCAACCTTCACGCCTTCAGTGTCCGCCGTTCTGTCAGCGCCAAAAGCCGCGATATGGCCGGTGAAGTGATTGGCGTGCTTCGTGTCTGCGATGGCTGCGGCCTTTCTGGCGGTGGTAACTGCCCGGACTGTGGCCCTGTGATGGGTGCTTCCACTTACGGCGCAATGGCTGCGGCGGGTGCATTCGACGGGGCGGAGGGATTCTGATGAATGAGCCAGTGTGGTTAGCAGTAGATCCCGCCGATGAGTCAGGGGATTGCACCATCGTGACAGCGCTGGTTTACCGCATAACCGGTAGGCAGCAGTGCCTCGCCTTCACCCTGATTGATTTTAGGGCATTCATCCTTGATGCGAGCGTACCGGTCTCCAGGTCATGCGTATCCGGTACAGGCTACGCGGAACAGGGCATCAGAAAGGTGGACTCGTGCGGCTACAGCTTCCTTCCGACCTGATGAGGAGTCGCCATTCCGATGAACCAAGAAACCAATTACCGCCGGTTCTGGCGCAGCACAGTTATCTGTATAGCCCTCTGCTCGCTGCTGTTCTGGCTCCCGATGGGCTATCTCGCCTTTCATGTTTTCTCTGTGGTGTGGGAGGCGCTGTGGTTGCTTATTACAACGAAATAGACCCCCACGCGGCGCAGCACCTGCGCAACCTTATCGACGCCGGCCATATTGCGCCGGGCGTCGTTGATACCCGTTCAATTGAGGATGTAACCCCCAATGACCTTATCGGATTCACTCAATGCCATTTCTTCGCAGGAATCGGAGGATGGTCGCTTGCCCTGCGTCGCGCAGGATGGCCCGACAGTCGCCCGGCATGGACAGCATCATGCCCCTGCCAGCCTTTCAGCCAGGCAGGCAAGGGACTTGGGTTTGCTGACGAGCGGCACTTATGGCCCTCCGCACATTGGCTTGTCGGTCAGCGCCGCCCTGTCGTGGTCTTTGGCGAGCAATCTGGCAGCGCTGACGCAAACGACTGGATCGACCTTGTACAAAATGACGTGGAAGCCCTGGGCTATGCCTTCGGGGCGGTTGCGTTTCCGTCTGCGAGCGTCGGTGCGCCGCACCAGAGAGACAGAGCTTATTGGGTGGCCGACGCCGATCGCCAGCAATGGGAGGGGTGCGGGGAACTTCAACCGACAGGGGGGGGTAAACCTTCAGACAGCAGTGTTATTAGCTGGTTGGCCCACGCCAACGACCATCGACAACAATCAGGTTGCAGGGGCGGGTGCGGCAGCCAATGCACCAAAGCGGGGAACAACGCTAGGCGGTGCTGCGAGATTGGCCGCATGGCCGACACCGACAGCAACAGATGGCAGGGGCGGTTATCCGGGCGGCAGAGTGCGGGACGGGAAGCTGTCAACGGACAGGCTGGATGTGGCTGCACAGTTAGCGGGCCCGGTCCGGTTAACGGCTTCTGGCGAGATGCTGACTGGCTGTACTGCCGGGATGGAAAGTGGAGGCCAGTTAGATCCGGATCATTCCCGCTGGCTGATGGGGTTCCCGCCCGAGTGGGAAGACTGCGCACCTACGGAAACGCTATCAACATTGAAGCGGCGACAGCGTTCATAAGGTCCTACATGGCAGCGGTGGATCATGTCTGATTCCGCCGCTTTAGCATGGAGCTGGAACGCCAAACGGCAGGCTGTTAACCCCAATAGTGTTGCAGATTCTGCGATTGAGTATCTCACCCCGAAAGGCGAGCGGAAGACGCTCGCCTATGCGGATTTGGTCGATACCGTTTATCGCGCCCCCATGCGTCCGCGCGAAGGGGCTGCACGGGAAGCGTTCGACCGCAAAGGCCGTACTCACTACCTGCGCCGCCGGCTTCAAACCCTACCTGCGTTTATCCGCAAGCGATTCTCTCTGCGTCTGGAATCCCTCGAACGCCGGGATCCAAAAGAGGCCGTGCGCTGGCTGCTCGGCACATTTGAGCGCCATGTATTACGCCGTGTCGATGCGGTAAACGCCCAATATCTGCCACAAAGCGCGCTGCCGGCGATCCTGCTTCCCCTTCGCGATGACTTCCATCTGCTGCCCTGGGCGGACAAAAAGCGCCTGAAACGACTGGCGTATAAGCTCGCAAACCTGATGAAAAGCGAGTTTATGCGCGAGTTTGATTTCCAGTACGAGAAGACCGCCGATGTGGAATTTTCCACGCTCTACGCTTATGGCTACATCGCCAGCAAGGCGACGACACTCAATATCGCGATCCCTGCATGGGGGCGGTATTGCGATGAAGATCTGGAAGCCGAAGAGGCACTGCGCGCCGTTGCGCGCCTTCAGTCGGAAAAGTGGTGGTTAGGTAAAATCCGCAGGATACACGACTGCTGGCGCGAGCACCTCATGATCGCCGCGGGCTACGTCAGTAAGGTGGCGTCGCCGTATTGTTCTGATCCGTGCTTCAAAGAGTGGATAGCCCAGAAAAAAGCGAACTTCGAATACCTTCAGGCGATGGAGCTGGAAGATCAGGACACTGGCGAGCGTAGCTCTTTGCTGGACAAGGTCATGGGGAGCACGTCTAACCCCAAAAACGCCCGCGCCGAGCTGATGGTGCGCATGCGCGGGTTTGAGGATATGGCAACCGAAATGGGTTTGGTCGGCATGTTCTATACGCTAACCGCGCCGTCTCGTTATCACTCCACGCACGTAAAATCAGGCAAGCGCAACGACAAATATCGCGACGCCGGCCCGCGCCAGACGCAGAAATACCTCTGCAAAGTCTGGGCGCGAGTCCGTGCTAAATGGGGCCGCGAGGGTATTCGTACTTTCGGCTTTCGTGTCGCCGAGCCGCACCACGACGCCACCCCACACTGGCACCTGTTGTTATTTCTGCGCCCGGAAGAGGTGGAATATGCAACGGCTATTTTCCGCAAACATGCATTGAAAGAGGACGGCAACGAGCCGGGGGCGCAGGAGCACCGCTTTACCGTTACGCCGATTGATGAAAAATTTGGCTCTGCAACGGGCTATATCGCGAAGTACATCTCTAAAAATATCGACGGCTACGGCATGGACGGCGAGCTAGACGACGAATCCGGCCAGCCCGTCAAAGAGATGGCGAAGCGCGTGCGCGCGTGGGCGTCGCGCTGGAATATCCGCCAGTTTCAGCAGATCGGCGGCGCTCCAGTGACCACATGGCGCGAGCTGCGCCGGTTAGGCAATCGCGAGCTGGTCTTGCATCCTGAGATTGAGGAAGCGCGAGCAGCCGCTGACGCGTCGGACTGGCCGGGGTACAACCACGCCCAGGGCGGCCCGTTGGTGTCCCGCGACTGCCTGCGCGTGCGCCTCAGTTACGAATACACCGAAGAGGGTAACGATTATGGTGACACGGTCGCCAAAATAACCGGCGTCTATTGCCCTCTCACCATCCGTGAATCAGTCATTTTTACCCGCACCACCGATTACAAAATCGTGCCGAAGCGCAAGCCAGCGCCGGTCGAGGTTTTGACCTTAGAAGGCCGCGCAGCGGCCCCTCGGAGTTCTGTCAATAACTGTACGGGGCGCGCCGGATCGGACGAAAAACCACCGTCAGAAACGGCGGTGTCAGCTGATAAAACCGCGCCAGACGATAGTTCAGTGACAGAACTTCCGCTGAATATCGATGTTTTGAGGCGATATTCACGCCAGCAAAGGCAGGAAATCACCAGTCGCCTCAGAAAATCAGCCCGGGAAAGCTCAGATCAAGCCTTCACGCGTACCGCGCGCGTTCTGCGCACGTCGATTGATGACGAAGCTGCGCTGATGTGGGGCCCGAAAGTTACCGCTTCGAAAGATATGACTCTGACGACAGAAGAGGCAGAGCGTCGCTGGCGCGAACAGCTGCGGATTGAGGCAGAACAGCGCGCGGATCACTACGCGGCCGCAGTTGCGGAGTACCAGAAGAAAAAGGCAGAAGCCGCATTACGCCAGGCGCAGCAAAAAGAAGCGTCGCAAAAACACGGCGTCCCCGAAGAGATGATCGCGAGCATCGGCGCGCAGCTCCGTGATTGTCGGATTTTCGTCAGTGATGAAGTTGTGCTATCAGTCGCGGGTGGTGCTAGAATTCACTACAAAGGAGGTAAGCTTGTCGTGCGCAACGGAATTTTGCGAAATGTACAAAAGTGCAATAAAGAGTCAACCAATGAGTACATCTTGGTAATGGCTCTGATTAGGCGCTGGAAATGTGCGATAAGGAAGAAAAAAATATAAACTAATTCATTAATATATTAAACATAGAGTAAGGAGTGAAAAAATATGAAACTCTCCAATCGCCTCGACAAGCATACAGTCATGATTAAATGCAATAATGGATCTGTTGGCACAGGTTTTTTCTATGGGGTAGAGCATCATAGCGGAGTTGGTCATAACTTCTTTATTGTTACTAATAAACATGTTGTTAAAGATGCAGCATCAGCTATGCTTATGACCAGAATGGCTAATGCTGGAACGGGTGATATTGAAAACAATAAAAGCGTTCTAATCGAAGATCTTCAAACTATACTGATTCCCCATCCAGGTGATGTAGATTTATGCGCAATACCAATAAATAAGGCAATAATTGAATTCCAAAAAAATAATATGACACTGCATTTTTTCCCATTTTTCCAGTCTGAATGTTATGAACACTATGAGCATAAATCCTCACTAACATCTGTTGAGGATGTTTTTATGACAGGATATCCAACGGCATTATGGGATCATGTAAATAATAAGCCCATCACAAGAAAAGGCATTACCGCATCAGATTGTAAAGAAAACTGGCAAGGGAAAAAGGAGTTTTTAATTGACATGGCTTGCTTTCCTGGGTCAAGCGGTTCACCCGTGTATATATACAATAACGGAACCATTATGATTGACGGGGATGTTTTTGGCGGGGAAAGACTTATTCTATTAGGGATTCTTCGCGCAGGACCATTATTCGAAGCCGGTGGTAGAGTGGAAATAACTAATGTTCCATCATCTGTTAAGGCAATCTCAGAAACTAGAATTCCAATGAACCTTGGCGTGGTTATAAAAGCAGAGGAGCTTGGTTTCCTCAGAGATAAGAGAGTTTAAATTTAGATGTAAATACAATAAAAACTAATTCACTTGGTGCCTAAAAAGGGCGCCAAGTGTAGTTTTCATTTTTCGAACGATGATTATTACTGTGTTAATAATCCTATGCTCTGAATTGCACAAAGTTGCACAAAGTTGCACAATTTTTATAACCTCATTTTTGCCCCGCAGCACCAGCACTGGCGGGGCCTGGGCGGTCTGCACAAAGTGCACAAAAAGACGCAGGTTTAGCGCGCAGGCGAGGCGGGGGAGCAAGCGCGCGCTTTGGGGGTAGGGAAGGGGTCGGCATGCTTCGCCAAAAGCCGCCTGCCGGGCGCGCACTTTCGCAGTGCATCCGGCGAGCGCGCAGGCAAAAGCCCGCCAGAATGGCGCTGGTGAAGCGTGGCAATGATGCTTGCGGCTTTAAAGGTGGATAGCCTTGCCAGCAGTTGTCGCGACGGGCAAAATGAGCTTGAGTTAAATACGTCTACGAGGTGAGCAATGAGCCACTTTGACGATCTGTGTCAGTTAAGTTTTGCGGTTGAAGAAAAGAAGAAAGATGTAGAGCGCCTTATTAAACGCGAGGCAACACGCCTGGTATCATTTTACAAGGGCTGGCTGGGCCTGCCAGCTGAGCACTGGATCGATGAACGCGGCGAGCGTCGTCCGTATGTTGATGTTGGTTTTATTGGGAGTGGCGGCACCTTTCAGCCCGCTCGCATTAATGAGATGCCAATGCAGACCGATGGCACCCTGCAAATGGTTCTGCGTACCGCGACGGGTAGCGACAGGGATTTGCCAGCTGTTACCGTTCCGGTCAAGCTGGAGGTGATGTCTGCGGGAGGCGATGGGATTGATGTTGCCATCAGTGTGGATAACGATAAGCCCATTACGGTTTTTGTTATGGGAACTGATGAATACTCTTATTCAGAGGTGGCGTTGAAGATTAAAAGCCACATCCAGAAAGCCATTCAAAAGCGGTACCCCGCCTCACTTAAGTAAGCACAACCCCGCCACTGGCGGGGTTTTTAGTCTTGCGGCGTCAGCAACGCGTAAGGGTTGAAACGGATCACCTCTTCGCCGAGCCAGTCGTTAACATGTTTCATCGCTTCCATCACTGGCGTCAGTTCGTTGACCGCGAATACTCGCGCCGCCTTCTCGACGTCGCCGAACGATCCGTTGCCTTCCGGGATGGCACCCATCAGCTGAGGCGGCACGCGGTGAGCCGCGAGCATGTCGTCGCGGGTGGATGACTTCACGCCAACAAACTCATCCTTCGCCGATATCTGACTGAAGGGCAGGATCTGCACCGAGTCCTTACCGCCACCTGGAGCATGCAGCAGGACGTTCTTGAACGCCCCGCCGCGACGGGTGTCAGTCAGTGTTTTCTTCAGGCTGTCAATGCTCTCCCGATCGGCCATCGTGCTGTTAACGTAGACAATGCAGCCTGCGTGCGACCCGTTGTCGTAGTAGAGCTTGCGGAACTTATCGGCTGAGTGTGCCAGGTTGGCCGACAGCAGGCCGGCGAAATACTCCGGCATGCCGTAGATCTCCTGGTGAATGTCCGGGTTGAGCACATGACACACTGAACCGGTTTCGAACTGATGATCGGTAAGCCCGGACTGAATAAACCAGTAGGTATCGAGGTCGGAACCGCGCCGGGTGTACTTCGCCAGCGAGTTACGAAAGCCCATTGGTCCATGCAGGCGGTTGCGGCGCATCTCTAGGTACGCATTGCCGAACACAAACCAGTCGAGCGCGAACGAACTAAACGCCTGGCGCGATAGCAGTTTATGCGGGATAAAGCACCCGGCCAGTACGTTACGCTTGAAGAACAGCGCCGACTGGTGCCAGCTCGCATACCCGAACTGACGGGCGAGCCCGTACCAGCTAATCGGCGTCTCGTAGTACCGGCCATTGTCGGCACAGTACATGCTATCCAGCAGATCATGAGCACCGGTAACCGGCCAGGGGCCGTCGAACGTGAACGCACTGAGGCCGGGCGCTGATTTCAATGCGTCGGCAAGATCAGTTTGCTCTCTGGCATACTGCCTGCCGCGCGGGGATTTTCGTCTGCTCATCAGTACTCCATAACAGTCATAGTATTTCCGCCTTCCTGACCCAGCGGCTCGTTAACGGTGGCGAGCATCGTCGCCCAGGCGAGGTCGCCATGACTCACGCCACGGGCGCGGTCAGTGTCGTATGTGATGACGCCGCCGGGCGTGACAACCTTACGCACGGCACTGAAAGCGGTGATCAAGTCATATTCACCGCGGTCATACTCCCAGCGACCGGCGCGAACCAGTTGCAGCATTTTCAGTACCAGCATGCGCTTACTGGCTGGCGAGAACTGGTAGCACACCGCCGCAGGGAATTGTTTCTTCACGAGCTGATACACCGCCTCGCCGATGCCGCTGCCGTCGATACCGATGTGCTGCACGTTGTAGCGTGTGAGCATGTTAATAATCATGGCGGCCTGCGCCTCAAACTCCATGCCGCGTATGCGCTGCGTCTCAATCGTGCGGAACTTGCCGCCGGGGATCAGTGGCGCCGCGTTAACAGAGATGGCCCCGCTATCGCCTTTGCCGCTGGCCCCGTTGGGATCGTAACCAATCCACACCGGGCGATCGGCCATTGGCCGCATGGCGTAAGGCTTCCAGTCCGGCCACTCGTCGTAACCGTCCGCGCCGCAACTCAACAGCATGTTGTAGTCAAAGGCGGTTTCACCATTTTTGATGAAGGTGCAGGCGTAAAGATTGTCGTACTCTTCAGGGCTGTTTTCGTCGCGGATTTCGTCAATGTCAGTCAGATCCCAGCCGTTATCGACAGCATCCTGCAACGTGACAATCTGGCGCCAGATTTTATCCGGGCACATCAACCCGCTGTTAAGCGTCTTCCAGGACGTGTCGAACTCCACACGCTTACCGTGGCTGCGGCCTTTGTTGAAGGCTTCACCTGACCAGAAGGGGTACGCTTCATGACTTTCAGCCGATGGCGTGGAAAAGTAGGTGCGCGTCAAACCCTTCAGGGTCGCCATCGCGCCGGCCACTTTCTTCAGGTTGGCAAACTGCCCGACCCAGAAAAATTCGTCAAAGTACAGGTTGCCGGTGTACGACTGTGCTGTTGCGGCAGACGTGCCGAGAAAGTGCAGCTCCGCGCCGTTGAACAGTTGGATCATGTCACCGCCCTTTAGCTCAACATCAACTTCAGCAGCTGCGGCACGAATAAAACTGCGAAACTGGTACGCCTGGCGACGACTCGCCGACAGGAAGATCTGGTTGAGCTGGTGCTTGTATTTCACATCACCCGTTAGCGCACGTAGCAGCGCTTCGCGGGCGAAATACCACGTCGCACCAATCTGACGGCTTTTCAGGATGGCCCGGTTGCGGTGGTGGTGATTCTCGTACCAGCCTTTCTGATGCCAGTGCAGCGAGTCGATGATGTTGGCCCGCAGCGTGGCGATCTGTGCCTCTGAAAAGAAGTTTTGTTTCTTGCGGATCTTTTTCTTCGGTTGTGTGGCCGGTGTTCCGTTATCCAGCTTCTTCAGCTGGCGTGTAAGCAGGTCAATTTCCTTGAAGTCGCCGCCGGTCTTTTTATCTTTGGTGGTGAGTTGTATCAGTCGCGCATCAATGGACGTCGTGACGCGCTGGATCGGCGGTGTGGTGTCCCATTCATCACGCTTTTTCCATGAGTACACCGTGTTCGGGTTAATACCCATCAGGCGTGCGATCTCTGCTGGCGGGTATCCCTGCCAGTAGAGCTGCCGCGCCCGCTGCATGATGAATGCTTCTTCAATCGCCATTTGTCCTCCTCGCTTCCTGCCGGGGAGATTAACCCGCGCGCGCGTGCCCTTTCGCCCGCTTTTGGTTGTGGCAATTCCCTCACAACAACAACGCGTTGAGCGCGTGCGTCGCCGCCTGCCATCATCTCCGGGAACTCAAAAAACCAGCGAGTAAACGAACATGGCAGGCACAGCTAAACCCCGTAAGAAGTTTCGCGTTGCCGTCTCCGGGAATACCGTCGATGGCCGCGAAATCCAGCCGCAACACCTCCGCGATGCGGCGGCGAACTACAACCTTGAGGTGTACGCCGCACGCGTCAACATTGAGCATATTCTCTCCCCGTATCCAGGCAGCGATTTTGGCGCGATGGGGGATGTTGTAGCGCTGAGCGCCGAGGATATTACCGAAGGGCCGCTGGCCGGTCGCACTGGACTTTATGCGGAGATCGAACCCTCCGAGCGCATGAAGCAGATGACCGATAAAGGTCAAAAGGTCTACTCCAGTATTGAGCTGCATCCGCAGTTTGCTCTTAACGGCAAGGCTTACATGATGGGCCTGGCGATGACCGACACCCCGGCAAGCCTAGGTACTGAGCGCCTGAAGTTTGCCGCACAGCAACGCGCCTCGGTGATGGCCTTCAACAACCAGCAGGTGGAAGCGCCGATGATCACCGAGGCGATCGAGGCCGAAGTGATTGAACTGGCCGCCCAGCGCAGTGATGAGGGCAAGCAGTGGTTTAACCGCGTAATGGGCATTCTCGGTAAGGGCCAGAAAACCGACGATCAGCGCTTCGGCCAGGTGCATCAGGCTGTTGAAGCGGTGGCGCAGTCTCAGGTTGATCTTGGCGAGCAGTTCAGCGCTGCCGAACAGGAACGCCAGCAGGATAAGGCCACCATCCAGAAGCTGACCACTGACCTTGCCGCACTGCGCCAGCAGCTTGAAGGGACGGACGGCAATTTCAGCCAGCGCCCGGCGGCTGGCGGCGGCGCAAACGCGCAGCTCGCTGACTACTGATATCCATAACGAGAGAAACCGCACATGAGAAACTCCACCCGCAGGCACTTTGACGGCTACGTTGCCCGTCAGGCGCAGCTGAACGGCGTCACCGCCGCCGCCGTCGCAGCGCAATTCAGCGTTGATCCAGCTGTGCAGCAGCGCCTTGAAGCGGCCGCGCAGCAGGATGATGCTTTTCTGAAATTGATTAACGTCTTTGGTGTTGAAGAGCAGATCGGCCAGAAAATCCTGATCGGCAGCAAAGGCCCGCTGGCGGGCGTCAACAACAGCACCACCAACCGTCGTAATCCCGGCGCTAACGACAAGATGGATCCGTATAACTATCTGTGCCGCAAAACCAACTACGACTACGCCGTGAGTTATGCGCAGATGGATGCATGGGCGCATCAGCCGAACTTCCAGCCGCTGATTAGCTCGGCGATGGCCCGTCAGATGTCGCTCGACCGTATTATGATCGGCTTTAACGGCGTCAGTTACGCCGACCCGTCAGACCGCGCAGCGAATCCGCTGTTGCAGGATTGTGGTATTGGCTGGTTGCAAAAAATCCGCAATGAGGCAGCGCACCGTCGCATTACCGGTGTCACGATCACATCGCGTGATGAAGACAACAAAATCACTGCGAAAGGCACATACGGCAACATCGGCGCTGCGGTTTATGACGCGAAAAACAGCCTCATGGATGAATGGCACAAGCGCAACCCTGACAACGTGGTGATTTTGTCCGGTGATCTGCTGACAACCAGCAATTTCCCGACCATCAACGCCATGAGCCAGACCAACCCGAACACCGAAATGCTGGCCGGTCAGCTGATTGTGGCGCAGGAACGCGTTGGCAACATGCCGACCTTTATCGCGCCTTACATGCCGGGTAACGCCATCCTCATCACGCCGTTTAAAAACCTCTCGATCTACTACCAGCGTGGCGGCCTGCGCCGGACGATCAAAGAGGAGCCGGAATACAACCGTGTGGCAACGTACCAGTCCTCTAACGATGACTTCATTGTTGAAGACTACGGCGCGGTGGCTTTTATCGACGGCATCACTTTTGCTGAAGCGCCGGCAGGCGGGCAGTAATCACGCACAGGGCGGGCCACGGCCCGCTGTTATTCGGGGATGAGTCAATGCTGACACCTGCACAACGACATTTTCAACGCGTCATGGCTGAACGTCATGGCAAAACCGACGAACAGTCGGATACCGCGCGGACAGCGCACGAGCAGATCATGCACCGGCTGCGCATGGATCAGAGTGCATTAAAGCGAGTGCAGTCTGACCAGGCGAAAGCGGCGATGAAGCGCCAGTTACTGCCTCATTACGAGGGCTGGATCGAGGGGACGCTCGACGGTGACAGTGGCCGACAGGATGAGGTGATTGTCACCCTGATGGTATGGGCGATTGATGCCGGTGATTACGTCCTCGCCGCACGTATTGGCCGCTATGTCGTGGCACATGGTCTGCTGATGCCTGACCGCTTCAACCGTACAGCCGCAACCATCCTGGTCGATGAAATCTGCGATCCGATACTGGTGCAGGTCAAGGCAGACGATACCACCGACGTCACACCGTATCTGGCGGTGCTCGATGAGGTCGCGGACTTTACCGCAGGCAGCGATATGCCCGACGTGGTTCGCGCCAAGCTCTGCAAAGCGCGTGCCTTTGCGCTGCGTAACGGCACAACTGAAGAACAGACCACCGCGCTGGCACTGTTGCGTCAGGCGCTGACGCTGGATGCGGGCGCCGGGGTGAAAAAAGAGATCGAGCGACTGGCCCGCGTGGTTAAGAAAGCCGCTGCACAGACAGGTACTGACGGTACCGATAGCACCGATGGCGGAGAAGGCACCGAAGGCGCTGGCGATGCTGGCGGCGATACCGCAGCGGACGGCGCAGGCGAAGCTGCAGCATCGTCAGATCCGGCGGTAGCGGCCAGCGCTACAGCGACCAAAGCCACCCGCAAAAGCCCAACCCGTAAACCGGCAGCGCGCAAAAAAACCGCGAAAAAAACGCCTGCCGTCAAAAAATAACCGACTTGCGCCCCGTGCGCTGGCGGCGCGGGCGGAGATCTGCAACGCATTGCGTTTACTTTTCTCCGTCCGCTCACCGCCACCTATTCAGGAGACGACGCGATGAGCCTTGTAGCCGGTCGCACTGTTACCCCCTCTGCGGAGGATGTGCCGGACACTGACGACGGTGGCGAGAAAGTCACTGCGGGGTCGTTCTGGCCGGAAATCGCCTTGCGCGATGTGCGCATGGAGATGCGCATCAATGGCGCCGTGACCACTTCGCGCCTGAAACAGGCTGTGATAGAGGGTGTCTCGCACACTCTCGACCAGCTCGCCGACTGGCAGGCCGTGCAGCTGGCCGCAGGCTACACCCAGCTCGCTGATGTTCCGGCGGTAAAAGTTAACGGCGAAAGCGTGAAGGTGCATCGCTACCGCCGCGCGGTGTTCAGCATCGCCCGCGCGCACATCCTCGGCACAAACCGGGATGTGGACACCACTGGCGACGCAGGGGAGAAGCGCGCCGCCGCGCTGGCCTCACAAGCCGATGATATGTGGCGCGATGCCCGCTGGGCGATATCCGACATTCGCGGCACCGTGCGCAATTCTGCGGAGGCATTCTGATGAAAGTGCAGGCATTGCAGGGCGATACCGTGGATTTGTTGTGTCAGCGCCACTACGGCACCACGCAGGGCGTGACTGAGGTAGTCCTCGCCGCTAACAAAGCGCTGGCCGGTCAGATCTTTCTCGATGCCGGCCAGGTCGTGGAGCTGCCGGAAATCAGCACTCCGGCGACACAGGAGACCGTGCAGCTATGGACTTAATTAACCGCATCTGGAATGGCGTGACGTACTCCTGGTCAACGCTGCTGACCAGCATCGGCGTCATGACGCAAAAAGACTGGCTGGCCGCCATTGGCGTACTGATCGGTATTGCGGCCGCCCTGCTTGGTGAGCTGCATCGCCGCCGCATGGCGCGTATTCAGGAGACCAATAACTCACTACTGAACGAACTGATCGACGCCATCCGCGACGACACCGAGAACCGCCAGGACGTGAAAGAGCTTATCCGCAGCATCCGGGGAGCACAGCGATGAAAAAACGCATTATTGCCTGCTCAACCGCCGCGATCATCTCACTGGCCGCCACGCTGTGGCCGCAGGCGCTGCGAACCAGCCCGGAAGCACAGCAGAAGATGGCGAAGTACGAGGACTGTCGCAAGACCCCGTATTACTGCCCGGCGGGCGTGCTGACTGTGGGGATCGGCTCCACCTCAAAGGTGGAAAGTCGCCAGTATGTCGAGGGTGAGATCGCCGAGCGCTGGGTTAACGATCTGATGCGCGCCGAGAAGTGCACCAACCGCGAGTTTAACGGGGCCGCCGCGCCGCAGAAGGTTTTCGAAAGCATGACCGACGCTAATTTTAACGTCGGCTGCACCGGTCTGGGTTGGTACACCAACAGCAAGAGCCAGAAGGTGCGAACCACTCTCTGGCGCCACGCGCAGGCCGGTAACTGGCGGGGTGTCTGTGAGCGACTGACGGACTTTGTGAACTCCAGCGGCAAGCGATCGCAAGGACTGGTTAACCGCCGGGAAGATTTCCAGGCGTGGTGCCTGTCTGATCCGGCGCTAAAGGGGGCGAAATGAAAGCGATAGCTATTCTCGCCATCGTGATGTTTGCCCTGCTGATTGCCGCCGTCAGCGGCCTTGCGTGGCAAAGCCATAAGCGCGAACAGGCCGAGAAATCACTGACCAGCACCCGGGAAAAACTGAAACAAACCGGCGACGTGCTGACCGAGGTCAGGGCGTTACGCCATGACGTCAACCAGGTAGAAGCAGGGCTGAAGAAGCTAAACCAGCAGCGCACCGCAACGGGAGAGCACCGACGTGAAAACATCAAAACCGCACTGGCCGGTGACCCCTGCGCTGCTGGTCCTGTGCGCGCTGCTGTCGCTGACGGCCTGTACCAGCGCGCCGAAGAAGTCAGCACCGCAGATTATTCAGGAACCCTTACCCGAAAGCCTGACGGCAAAAACTGACGTCCCGCCGCCACCGGACAGGCCGATGACGTGGGGCGGCCTGGCTGCCTGGACGGATTCATTACTCGACGCGCTGGATACCTGCAACGCCGATAAGGCGGGCATTCGTGAACTGGAACTGCGGCGTATCGCCAGGGGGATAAAGTGAAAAAAGCTGAACTGCTGCGCACTGCGCTGATCGCCGGTAACACCTGGTGCAAAGCCAACCCTGAACTGATCACCGTCTGGGTGGAGAAGGGGCATATTCAGATTGAAGCGACCGGCGAAGCCTCGTTCATGTACCACTACACCATTCAGGTTCTGGCGATGGATTTTCCCGGCCAGATTGACGATCTGATGCTGCCGCTGCTGGCGTGGGTCTGGCAGCAACAGCCTGACTTGCTGCTGAATCCCGACAATAACCGCAAGGTGGAATTTGACGCCGATATCGTCAATGACGACGTCGCCGACATTCTGTTTAAGGTGCCGGTCTGGGAGCGCGTCATGGTGACAAACAGCAATGGCGCGCCGAAGGCGGAGCATCTGGCCGAGCAGCGACCGCGATTTAACGGCGGTGAGTGGGAAATGGTCTTTGATCCGGAATCCGGGGGATCGCTGGTATGAGTAATAACGATGCACTTTTCAGCCAGCTTGACGATGTATTTGCGGCCATCCTGTCGGGCATGTCTCCGGCAGGGCGGCAGCGCACCGCCCGCAGCGTCGGCACGATGTTGCGCCGGAGTCAAAGCCAGCGTATCCGCAGACAGGAAGCGCCGGACGGGTCGAAGTACCCACAACGCAAGCAACGGATACTGCGCGCGCAGGCGGGAATGCGTTTTATCTGGCAGGGGGAAACCCGCCAGCTGCGCAACTGGCGAGCCACTCGCGGACGCCACGGGCGCATGCTGACCGGCTTTGATATCGACAGAGGGGATATGCGCTCGTTTTATCGCGAAGACATTGAGCGCTACCTCGAAATCAGTTTCAGACCAGCAAGCCGAAACACAACTAAACGAGAGCAGATGTTTCGCCGCCTGCGCACCGCTCGCTTTCTCAAAACCAGCGCCACGCCTGAAGGCGCAGAGGTGGGTTTTTCCGGCGCGGCCGCACGTATCGCCCGCGTCCATCAATTCGGCCTGCGTGACAAAGTCAACAGCAGCGGCGCAATGGCGACCTACCCCCGCCGCGAGCTGCTGGGCCTGAGTAAGGCTGACCGCATGGCGATAGCTCGCCAGGTGATCGACTCGCTGGGTGTGCGCTGATGGAAATTGCCGAGCTGATCCGCCTGCTGGAGAACGTCGCGCGTACCGGTACGGTGACGGAGATCGACGAGGGAAAATGGCGCGTTCGCGTGCAAAGCGGCAAGCTGGAAACCACCTGGTTGCGCTGGAACGCACAGCGCGCCGGGGCGTTTAAAGTCTGGGTGCCGCCGTCCATCGGCGAGCAGGTCTGGTTCCTGTGCCTGGGCGGCAATACCGACGTCGCCTTTATCGGCGGCAGCCTGTACAGCGACGACAACCCTGCACCAGGCGCGACGCGCAAAGAGATGGTTGTGACGGCGCCGGACGGCGCAAAGTTCCGCTATGACGCGGAGGCGGGCGCATTGCAGGTGCAAGGCATCAAGTCGGCAGTGATTGAGGCGTCGGTAATTGTCACCCTGGATACGCCAGAGGTGAACTGCACCAACCTGCTGCGCGCCAAAAATCTGGACATAACCGAAGGTGGAAATATGCGCGGCAACTTCAGCCATACCGGCGGTAAGTTCAAGTCAAACGGCGTACAGGTGGACGACCACAACCACGGCGCTGTTGAGCGCGGCGGAAGCTGGACGGAGGGTACGAAATGACAGAGCGCTATCGCGGCATGAATGCCGCAGGCACCGGCACGCTGACCGACGAGGATCATGTGTGGCAGTCAGTTAACGACATTTTGCTGACGCCGGTTGGTAGTCGCCTGATGCGCCGTAACTACGGCTCACTGTGCCCTGACCTGATCGACAGCCCGCAAAACGACGTCACACGACTACAGCTGATGAGCGCGGCAGTGATTGCGCTGGCGGCATGGGAGCCGCGCATTGTGCTGGATACCATCAATGTGACGTACTCCGCCAGCGGAGCTGTGACCGCCGAAATGTCCGGCATGCTGACTGAGACCATGGAAAAGAGCACCCGCGCGGTGACATTAAGGAGTACCAATGCCAACGATTGACCTGTCGCAACTGCCATCGCCGACCATTATCGAAGAGCTGGACTTCGAGACCATCCTTATTGAGGTAAAAGCGGTGATGGTGGCGGCATTTCTGGAGGATATGCAGAGTGCCGTCGCGGCAGCGATAGAGCTGGAATCAGAGCCGCTAAATATTATTGCTCAGGCAATGGCGTACCGTGAATTGCTGTTGCGCCAGCGCATCAATGAAGGCGCCGCAGCCTGCATGTTGAGCCATGCGACCGGCGACGATCTGGACAATATCGCCGCCAACCTGGACACGGAACGCCTGGTGATCACCGAAGCCACCGACACCGCAGATGCGGTAACGGAAAGCGATGAAGCCCTGCGGCTGCGGGCGCAGGCCGCGTTTGAGGGAATGAGCGTTGCAGGGCCATCGGCGGCCTATGAGTATTTTGCCCGCAGCGCCAGCGGCAAGGTTGCCGCCGTGCGTGCAACCAGCCCCGCACCCGCTGAAGTGGTGATAGCCATCCTGTCCAGCGACGGCGATGGCACCGCATCAGACGAGCTGATTGCGACAGTTCAGGCAGCGGTAAACGACGAAGATACACGCCCGCTGGGCGATCGCGTGACGGTACGGAGTGCGGAGATCATTGAATACACGATTGATGCAACGCTCTACCTGTATCCGGGGCCGGAGTCAGAGCCAATCATTAACGCCGCAATTGCTTCGCTGAAGACGTTCCTTGCTGATGCCGATAAAAAGATTGGTCGCGATGTTGTGCGCTCCGCCATATCGGCATCGCTGCACGTCCAGGGTGTACAGCGCGTGGTGATTAATTCCCCCGAAAGCGATCTGCAGATCGATAACACCCAGGTCGCGCGCAATACCGGGTACAGCGTGGAAAACGGCGGTACGGATGAGTAACTCTCTGTTGCCACCATCCTCCACTACCTGGCTTCGCTATACCGAAGCGGGCACCGCCAGACTGTCAGCGATCACGGTCGCTCTGCGTACGCTGTGGACACCGACAGCGAGCCCGGTGGATCTGTTGCCCTATCTGGCATGGGCATTGTCGGTGGACAGGTGGGACAAGGACTGGCCGGCAGAACGAAAGATTGCCGCCATCCAGCGTTCGTACTGGCTGCACCGCCGCAAAGGTACGCGCGGTGCGGTGCGGCGCGTTGTTGAAGATATGGGGTTTTCCGCCACTTTCATTGAATGGTTTGATATCGGCGACGCGCCCGGGACGTTTCGTCTTGAGGTGGATGTTAATGAGATCGGCTTAACCCCCAGGGCGCTGACCGAGCTTGAGCGGCTGATTAATGACGCAAAGCCGGTCAGTCGTCATCTGGCGAGACAGAGCATTGTCACATCGTCAAGAGGGGAAGTGTTTGTCGGGTCAGCGCTGTACTGCGGGGACATTATCAGTGTTTATCCGGAGGAGTTCGAGCCCGAAAACGAAATCCGTTACAACGGCATGATTTTTCATGACGGACATTTCAGTTACAGGTGATTTATGACAGACATGAATGAAACGCCGTCATGGGACGATAAAATTCAGATAATCGGGCGTACCGAGCGGGTATCCGGCGGGCAGGATGGCGTTGCAAACCGACCACTGAAACAGCTGGCAAACCGCACCCAATATCTGAAGCAAAAGACAGAACAGGTCAGCGAGCAGATTGAGGGTAAGGTGGGCGCCGTAGTGTCATTTGATGACGGCGGGGTATTGCAGTCGCCTCTCGATGAAATTATTTATCAGAATCTGCGTCTGGTCTGGACAGGGCAATACCCGAAAGTGGTGATTGCCGGCTCAACCCCGGAAAGTTCCGGCGGCATCGGCGCGGGAGCCTGGGCTTATTCTTCTGATGCGTTTATCAGGGAAAGCCTGGCTCAGGCCACAGACCCATCACATGTTATCGGTAATTTTTTTGGTGGAGAAGGCCTCGACGTCTGTGGCGCTGAGGGGATTTCACTGAAGGAGCGGCTGCTTGCGCGTGGGCAATTCGGCGTAGTCCAGGGGGATGGGGAGCCGCCATACCTGGCGGGCATGGTCTATGGTGACAGCAGGGGAAACCTGGGCGCATTCACCACCGATGCGCGCGGACGCCTCAGCACCCACGCAGTATCTGACGGCCGGATCACCGCGTCTGGTATTGGCTACCCGTACTGTGAGCTGACAGGGCACAGTAACGGTCAGTTTCCCAACGTGATGATGCGCACGTACTCGCCGCTGACTGGCGACGACAACCTGATGCCGGGGCTGATGTGGGTCTGGGATAAAACGGCGCGCAAAACCAGACTGATGACCGTATCGCCACTCAACCCCGGAAACGATGGCTATCCGGTGGACGGCTACGACGAGCACGTCAATTTGCTGGCCAGCTTTTATGATATTGGCTATGGGCTGAACCAAAGCTTTGACCACTTTTTCACAAAAGATACCGGTGCGCTTCAGTGGGGAAAACTGTGCATTATCAGGCCAGGTGTCTCAGGCGGGGCCATTAAAAAATTTACAGCGCTGATTACGGCCGGGAGTTACGTCAATTATGAACAGTCCACGTTTCTCCTGGAGGTTAACGGTCAGAATCTGATTGAGACTATCCAGCAGGGAAACATCGGCCGGAATAATATTGAGCAGTGGATTAAGTTTAACCGCCTGTCCGACTCCACCCTGGAAACGCAAACGGCTGAACACATCCCCGAAGTCGGCGTAAGGGTCAGTGCGGATACCGGTTTTGCAGAAGTTTATCTGAAGGTGCCTTATTACAGCCCGAGGGTTTCTGTCACCGTTCTGGCAGCATCAAATCCACAGTATGTTGAAACTGACTGGACGGAGTGGAAACAAAACAAACTCTCCGTTGTCGAGCCAGGCGGATTGATTTATACGCAAACACGCAAACCGATAAATACGCAGAACTACATAAAAACCAGCAGCGGTGATGTGGTATACGCTCCCCTGAAGGTGATCCGGGTCAGGGATAAAATGACCGCATCCAGCACGTATTCACGGATGGACCAGTACCTGGAGAGTGGATTTACCGCGTACAGTGATTATCACGCCATGAATAAATACTCAGGTGCGGGAACCCGTGTAATTAAGCAGGGTACAGGGACATACAAAGTTACGGGATGCACGCTGTCCAGTAAATGGTGGAAGGTTAAGCCGCCGGTAAACTGGTGGGATGGCAGCGCCAGTGGCGCAATCGCGATTATCTCCACCACGTCCGGGGAGTTTGTGTTTACCCTCAAGGACACCGCCGGAAACCTGATTGATATACCCGATGGCACCTGGGTTGATTTCCATGTGAGCTTGTGAGTCTGATATGAATATTTACTATATAGATCCGTCACAAACAGAAAACGGAAATGGAGAGCAGCAGTCTCCATTTAATTCAGTTAATGCTGCATTTAATTCAGGACTGTCCTATCCCTGGACGGTATTAATCCGGCGCGGAACCACTACCCGCGAGAGACTGAATGATACTAATCGTGGTTTTCTGAATAATGCCGGTCGCATCGTACCATGTTATTTCGGATCTTATGGTGACGGCCCCAGACCGAAATGGATACAGGACACGCCAGCAATACAGTGCATTTACAGCAATAAGGCCACCAACGTACAAATAAGAGGTATTGACTTTATTGACTGCGATATTGTTCCTGCCTGGGATACCGGGGCGCTGATTCACTTAACCGCGTATGGTGACAAGGAGCGGAACTATGATGCAAACCTGTATGTAGAACACTGCGGATTTTATGGCAACGAAAAATCGGTAACAGCACAGTGGGGCGGGAACCAGCGTATTAAAATTTTTGCAGCTGAAACCAGCGATAATTTAGCGCACAAGATAGGGGTTGCTCACTGTGACTTTGATACGGTCAGCTCCTGCGTTTATATCCGGGGAAATACTCAGGTTGAGGATGTGACAACCAACCTCGCCGGCGATAAAAAATCAATGGGGGTATTCTGTGCAAATAACTCCTTTCACCGGGTCGTGCAGTCGGCGATTCTGTTTCACAGCGTCAAATCCGAGGGTAGCGCCTATGTCAGGACGGAATACAGTTCCTATATGGAAGAAAATAGTTATTCCAGCTACCGGTGGGATAAAGTCAGCCCGGAGGGCGCGCGACATGCCGATGCAGCGATGTGGGTGTGGCACAGTGACCGGGTCATGATTCAGGAAAACTGGATAGCCGGCATGCTGGCGATGGCTAATGATGGCATGGCCTTTGACATTGACGGCATGAGCTGGGGGAATGTGGTGCGGCATAACTTTTCCACTGGAAACGTTTCATTTGCCATGCTGATATCTGCCAGCGGAGCGGGTTTAAGCCCCTGGGAACCGGATAAGTATTCCTATGAAGAGTGGTTTTATCATCGCAGGATGGGAACCGGAGAAAACATTATTGAGTATAACTTTTCCTTTAATGACGCTATTCAGCGACTCAGAAATGTACCTGAAGGGAAAAACTATAACTCAGAAATTTATGCGTCGGTTCTGCGTAATGCGAAATGCCTGTTTGATAATCATTTCAGGAATAACACCATCATTGATACCATCAGTGACAAACGAAAGTTGCTACTGAACAGCAATGCCTATTCAGGAGGCGGGACGGGGGTACCGGCACTGTCAATTGATAATAATATCTTTTACTGCCGATGGTTGACCGAGGGTGAAATATTCGAGCATAACCTGTACACCAACGACAAGGCATCCAGCTATCAGGGTATTGCCACGCCAGACGAAATGCTGTTGCGGCATAACATTATCTTTATGGAAGAAATGCCGGGCTTTAAGCCTGATATGAGTAAATTTAAAGAAGAGGGGAATATTTTTTCATCGCCTCAGTTTTTGTATGTCCCTCGCGGCGCTCCGGTAAACGCCCGTGCAGCAAAAATGATGAAGTTCAGAAAATCGTCTCCGGCCCTGGGTGGCGGAATGAGAGTGGCGACGCCGGATATTAATGGCATCAGCGGTAATAATATCGGCTGGTTACAGTGAGGATATATGAATTTTTTTAAAGCTGAACAGGAAGCCTACACCACCAGTAAGGTCGCCCTGCCGCACTGGCTGTCAGGTGTCTTCATTGTATGGGGGCAGCTGAATGTCGAAACGCCGACAGAGGATGAAAATGGCATTATCACCACCATCACTGAGAAATATACCGGGCTGATAAAAGTGACGGAGGGTGTCGGCACTGTTTTTATCCCCTCTGACAGTGAAAAGGCCTCTGATAAGTGGCTGAGGCTGGAATAAATTCAGCCATATTTTAAACGTATTCTTTAAAAAAGATTTCAGGCACATATGAAAAAAAACTACATCTCAGTCGTCACCGCTAAAGGCCGGGAAAAAATTGCAAAAGCAGCCGCCGAAGGAGAAAAGGTGGTTTTTGCCTGGATGGCTGTTGGTGACGGAAACGGACTGACCCCCGAACCGGATGAAAACAGCCAGGCGCTGATTCATGAGGTATTCCGCTCACCGCTGAACAGCGTCAAAATCGTCAGTGAGCAGAAGAATATCATCGCCACCGAAATGATTATCCCACCCGAGGCGGGGGGTTTTACCATTCGCGAAGGGGCGCTGTACGACGAAGACGGAGAGTGCCTGGTCGTGGCAAGCCTGCCCGTTACCTGTAAACCAGAATTAAGCGAAGGCAGCGGTCGTTTCACGGTTATCAGGATATGGCTTTCTGTCGACAACGTGGGGGCGATTGAACTCAGCATTGACCCTGGCATTATCATGGCGACGGTAGAGGATGTGCTGACTGTCGAAAATAACGTGAAGGACTATACCGACGGGCAGGTGAATGACCACGCAGAATCAAGAAATCACCCGGATGCCACGCTGACGGAAAAGGGCTTTACCCGCCTGAGCAGCGCAACGGACAGCAATGATGAAGACAGAGCAGCCACACCGAAGGCAGTCAGCGAAGCCGTGAATGACCACGCAGAATCAAGAGATCACCCGGATGCCACGCTGACGGAAAAGGGCTTTACCCGTCTGAGCAGCGCAACGGACAGCAATGATGAAGATAAAGCCGCCACACCGAAAGCAATAAAAACGGCAATTGCAGAAGCTATACGGGGGGCATGGGAGGCGGATAACCCTATTGGCACGGTGCGCTTTTTCAGTCAGGCGCTGGACCCGAATGAACGCTGGCCGTGGTCTGAGTGGGTGTATACCGGTGAAAACAAAACGATCCGCGTCGGAAAGGCTGATGGTTCAGATGTCGGGCAGACCGGCGGAAATGATACCGTCACACTTCAGCGGGCTAACTTGCCCGCCGTGCAGATTGACGTCAACGGCGAAACCAGCGAGCAGCCAGAGCAAAAGCTGACAACCACGAAAAACGGTAAACACAATCATGGTGGTGTGGCCGGTAAAGATGACCCGTGGGAAATTGGCGGTGATGTGCAGCAGCTCTTTAACCCGAAAGAGCTGGGTGTGACCGATGACGGCGGAGAGCACAACCACGAAGTCACGGCACCGGAGCACAAACACACGACCAGCGGCAAAACCGCTAACCTCGGCGAGGGTAAATCGTTCAGCGTGGTTGAGGCCCACACCCTGCTGATGTGCTGGGCGCGGGTGGCATAGTATCGAGTACCGCCAGAAATAACCGTGCGGCAGCATGGTCAGAAACGGCAGTGTATGCCGGTAGAGTAAAGCCCCTTATTACAGGGGCTTTTTGCTGGTTAAAACAGGCTACTGAGAGAGTTAGATACCGAGTTAACGGCTTTGGTTGCGCTGGTTTTGAGATCATCCAGCACATCACTGACAGACGACGTCTGTAGCTTCTCACGAAAATCCCCATCGGCGCGCGAAAGACTAATCGTAAACTCAATTTTTTTCGGGTTGCCATAGCGGTCAAACTCCGTTTTTCCTCGCTCCAGCTGCGTCATGAGATACATCCCGTAAATCTGCCCGTCACCCTCAATCAGCGGCCAGGGGCGACCGGCAAAGCCGATCGTCTCCAGCGCCGACAGCGACCACCGCCCGCCGGTGATTTCCGGGTAGAGCACGCCGTCGAGCGTGATTGTGTCGTCACCCGGCCCGATATACTGCCAGGCTGCCGACTGGTTAACCCGGTCATTTTTAACGTGCCGCCACGCCTGGGAGTGCCGCAGTTGCTGATACGGCACAGTGCGCAGCGTAAAGACAAACATCCCGTAAATCATCATCATAAAAAAACCTCCTTACTCCCGATCGCGGAATGAACCACGGTTAGTTTTGCGGGTGCTGGCCATTGCATCGCGCACGGCGTTACGCACCATTTTTTCCAGTTCCTGATCCGAGCGTTTACCGACGTCGTTAAAGACCAACTGGAAGAACGGCGCAGCACCAGACGACGCGGAGACCGGCGCAGACGTTGCCCCTTGCGTCGCCGTCGGCACAGACAGAATGCCGCCGGCCGCAGCGGCGGACACACGCGGTACAGGCTGCGGAATAACCCGCGCTTCCTGATACGCGCCACGCAGCGCCAGTGCACGCGGCAGGTTTTTAAAGACAATATCCCCAGGGCCAATTTTCTTCGTGTTATTCGCCGTCGCTTTTGTGTTATCCGCGATATTATTCAGGCGTCGCAGAGTGCCATTATCGCCAGTAATAACCGGCGGCTTGCTGCCGCCAGCACCGGACACGGTAGCCTGACCTAGTGGCAACTGATGACCCGCCAGCGCGGCTGCTGATACCTCCAGCGCACTCTGTGCCTTATCTGCCTGCTGCCTGGCTCTTTCGATACCGTCGGGAATAAGATCCAGTTTTTCAAGCAACCAGCTGACGCCGTTCATTAACTGCTGGAGCGGCCATAACAGAACACTAAGCGCGGTACCCATTACCCGCCCAAAGGTTTCACCCGCCGACGCGCACTTATCCAGCGTGTCTTTACTGGTTTGCATCGGGGTCAGCAGGTTTTTGAACCACTCCCATACAGCCTTGATACCATTACCCAGCGCGGAGAAAACAGGCGCCAGTGCAGAAAAGGCAGCTCTGACAGGTGTTAACGCCTGCCACACACCAGTAAAGAAACCAGAGAAAAAGGCTTTGACAGGTTCCCAATAGCGCCAGATAAGCAGCCCAGCCGCAACAAACGCCGCACCAATTAGCCCGATCGGGCTTAACAGGAAAGACAGTGCACCACCCAGCACGGATACCACACCGGTAATCATCCCCCACAACGCAGGGAGGCCGGTAAGCCTGAGCATCAGCATGGCAAGGTTTTTACCCAGGGAGGACAACGCAGCACCGGGCGCCAGAAACGCACCCATTAACCCAGCCCGAATCGCGGGCATGATGGCGGAGATCCTCCCAAAACCGGATGCGATACCAGTTATAACGACGGGCCAGCCGCGCATGCTTGCCATCACCGGGCCAGCGGCAGTACCCAGGGTGCGGAATGCGGCAATGGTGCCGAGAATGCCGCGACCACCAGTTAGCACCGCGAAGCCGAGCTGTAGTTTTGCCAGCGGCCCAATCAGAATACCGGCAGCAAGCGAGAGGGCGCCAACAGCAACTGTCAGCGCCAGAGCCCCGCTAGCCACCAGTAACAATGTTTGTGCAAGGCGCGGATTGGCTTTTACCCATTCACTCGCAGCTGTGATCGCATCACTTAAGCCTTGTGTTAATTTGCGAAGTGGGCCATCAACGGTCTCTTCAATCTGAATGCGAAATCCTTCCCAGGCGCTGTCGAGGTTCTTCAGATCGCCACTCAGGTTGTCAGCCATTTTTTTAGCGACAGCAGACGCCTCACCTCCTGCGCCTTTTAGTTCCCTTACGAGCTTTTGCAGTTCTCCACTTCCCGCGCCTGCAACCAGTGTTTGCAGCCCGACAAAAGCATCTTCCCCGGCAATGTCTTTAAAGAATCCAACCCGATCAACTTGCCCGTATTTTTTAGTTGCCTTGTAGAGGTCGAGAAGAATAGTTTCAACTGGTCGCATTTTCCCCCTGGCATCCGATACCGATACGCCAAGCTGTTTTAATGCTTTTGCCGCTCCGGTTGTAGGGGATGCAAGTCGGGCCAGTGAAGCTCGCATAGCTGTACCAGCATCGCTACCGCGAAGCCCGTTGTTAGCCAGAATACCCGCCATCCCGGCAGCCTCTTCCAGGCTGATACCCAGCTTTGACGCCACGGGCCCGGCGTATTTCATCGTGTCGCCAAGGCTTCGCAGGTCAGTGTTGGTACGAGTAAATGCAGCCGTCAGCACGTCACTGACACGATCCATTTCACCGGCAGGGAGGGTAAATTGAGAAAGGATGTTTGAGCCAATATCGGCACTTTCGCCCAGCTCCATCCCGCCGGCCAGCGCCATATTCAGCACGCCAGGTAATGCCGCCTGGATTGATTGTGGAGTGAAGCCAGCCATTGCAAGGAACGCCTGACCGCTTGCCGCGTCACGGGTGGTAAATGCCGTTTCCGCGCCAAGCTTTTTCGCCTGAGCGCGTAGAGCGGCGAGCTGTGAGTCGCCCTTATCGAGTCGCGTCAGCGCCTGAACGCGGGACATTTCCTCATCAAAACCAACAGCAGGAGCCAGGAAGCGTCCGCCTGCATATCCGGCGGCGGCTGCGCCAGCAATTGCCATCGTGCCACCGCCGCGAAGTTTCGCGCCGGTTTCCTTAGCCCTCTCATAACTTGCCTGCGCGCGCGTGACTGCGGCCAGCCGCTGCCGTTCACGCTCAAGCGCCTGGCCGTATTGCTCTGTTCGCCGGATGGCCGACTGCACCGCGCCGCTACCAGCATTAAGGTTAACGCCATGCTGGCGCACCGCCTGTCCGGCTGCGCGTAGTTGGGTGGTCTGTTTGTTATAGGTGTCTGTCAGGCGCGAGAGTTTAATCCGCAGCGTTTCAAGCCGCGCCGTCTGCGCCTCGGTCAGCTGCCCGCCTTCGCGCTGCTTCTGATTGAGACCATCAAAGGCACGTTGAGTGCTTCGGAGTTTTTGCGCGGTATCGTTGGCCTGCGCGCGCAGCTTGTCGAAAGACGACGTGCTTTTTTCCAGGTCTTTGATCGAAGACTGTGTTTTTTTGAGGGAGTCAGAAAGGCCGCCAATAGCTTTACTGGCGGCACTGACCGGGCGGGTGAGCTTATCAATAGCACTGAACGCAACGCGAATACTAAGATCCATCGTCATCCTCCTGTTCATGGTTGCCGCTTCTGATGGCCGCCTTCTCGCGCCAGGCCATCAGCTCGCGCAGCTCCATGCCGTACATCTCGGAGGGTGGCCAGTGAAAAATAACTGCAACGTCGGCGATCAGATCGTCGACGTCAGGAAATGCCGGCTCTCTTATTCGCTCTCCGTCTCCGCCGAAATCGGTGCGGATGGCGCCGGCTTCGTCAAAAAAGGCGTGATCTCTTCACAGAGCGCAGTGAAGTCACCTGTAGCCAGCGCGGCAATTTCGGCGCTGGTCAGCTGCGGACTGGTGGTGCGCGTCAGCAGGGTGGAAACCGCATCAAAATCGAAGTTCAGCACATCAACAAGGCGCAGTCCGCGCAGCGATCCAGCCTGTTTGATGGTGTCGGTGATAGTGATGGTGATAATTTCCTGATCGCCGCGCTTGACCGGCTTACTGAGAATAACGGACATAACAGTTTCTCCGGGCGGCCCGCAGGCCGCCTTAAAGGTGAGTTAAAGGGGTTGTCAGCTGCCGAGACCCAGCGCTGACATAATGCGATCCGGGTAGAGGTTCTGCCCGTTGCGCTTGTAGATAAAGTTCAGCAGGTCGATTTCCAGCAGTGGTTTACCGTCTACCGACTCTTTGTAATAGGTGTTTTTGATGGCGTAGGTGTGATTGGTATCATCACCCTGTTTCGCATCACCCGGATCGATTTCAGTGATGCGGCCGCGCATCTCAACTTCCAGCAAGGAACTGGTCCCGCCGCTGTAAATCTCACCAGCAAAACGCAGGCGCACTTCGTCAATATCGCCACCGTATTTCAGGATCAGCGTCTCGACCACGCCGCCGACTACCATCGACGCATCAAGCGCCCCGGAGTCAAGACCCAGATCTACCGCCACCGCGCCGACCATGCCGCCGCCCTGGTAGTCTTCTGTTTTCCGGGTGAGTTTCGGGAGCGTGACGCTTGGCACTTTCCCGATGAAGTTTTCCCCGTCAACAAAGAGGGTAAATAGCCGAAGTTTTTTGGGAATAGCCACTATTCACCCCCAAGCGACGCGAACGCCGGTTCGTAGTATTGATCGGTGAACGTCTGGATCATCGTCAGGTCCTCCAGCGGCGGTACCGGGCTGTAGTTGTAGCGCACGATGGCTTTACCCTGCCGCAGACCAACGGTTGGGTTATCAACGATATCAAACCAGCACGCCGCACCAATCAGTTTGCCCGCGGTAACCAGCGCCTGAAGTTTTGCGTTGATGCCGCTCACCACGTCTTTCACGTTCGCCGGGGTCAGCGGGGTGTCCACTGTGGTGAACTGCGCTTCTGCGATACTGTCCGCCAGGATCTGCGCGGTTCGCGTGTACACCTCGAAAATAAATTTTTCGGTATCCGTCGTGCGGTTACCCCAGAAGCGGAAGCCGTCGCGTTTAATCAGCGTGGTGATCTCATTGGCGTTAAGCTCGTTCGCGTCGGAGTCCTCCGCCTGCAACGCCCAGAACACATCCTTAGAAATCCCCAGCACGTTTTTCACTGGCACGTTAGACAGTGATTTATGCCAGCCCTGCTCGTTATCGATCAGAGCGCGGAGACCCAGCGCATACGCCACAGCGGGAAACTCTTCATTGGCGCCAGTCGCCGGGTTATAGGCGATGAAGTTAGGCCAAATCAGCATACCTTCACGCTCTGCAAACGTTTCTCGGTAGGCTTTGGCTTCAGCAATAGTGTCGCAGCCGTGGCAGTAGCTGTATGAGAACGCCCGCAGCTGCTTCGCGATAACCCGCAGTTGCGCGGTCACTTCGGCAGTGTCGTAATCAGGCACGCCGAGAATGCGTGGACGGTATCCGGTTTTTTGCTCCGCCGTCAGAAAAGCAAACATGCCGGTATAGCTGCCGTCTGCCTGCGTGCCGCCGATAATCAGTTGAGACTGAGTGGGCTTGTTTTCACCCGCTTCAGCTTTTGCCACACGCACAACGATCACGCGGGTGCTGACTTGATCGGAAATAGCTTTCAGCGATTTGTAAAGCGAACCGGTTTTACCTGCTTTGCCGAGCACGCTGATAACCCGCGTCACAAGCACCGGAGTGTTAAGTGGAAAGGTGACAGGGTCGGCGTCTTCGGCTACCGCAACCAGACCAATGACCGTTGAATCAATGTCATTGATCGCGGTCTGGAGGTCGGTATTTTCCTTGACGCGCGCCCCGTGAAAAAAGTTGTCGGTCATACTCTACCGCCATCATGTTGAGTGAGTTCGCGGTCATCATCGCCGGAGTGGCTGGCCGCTGTCGTGCCATCAGGGTTGTGACCGGCCTGCCACAACAAAAAGCCATCGCCAGCATCGCGCGCGCATGAAACCATCAGCGGCGGAGGTATGCACATGGCACTCACGACGGACACGATCGACAAAGCAAAAGCGCTACTGAGCGAAGGGGTGCAGCGATTCCAGGATTACCAGTCCGAATTGTCGCGCGTGCCGGCATTCAGCATCATGATGGGTGGTAAGGCCCTGACGCAGCTGGATCCCCGCATTATTTCGCTGGAGCTGACCGACAATCGCGGTTTTGAAGCGGACGAACTGACCATTGCTATCGACGACAGCGACGGATTGATTGAGCTGCCGTCGCGCGGTGCCGAGCTGTCGGTGTCGCTGGGCTGGCAGGGTGAGCCGCTGGTTTACAAAGGGATTTACACTGTCGACGAGGTTGCGCATTCAGGACCGCCAGACAGGCTGGAGATAACCGCCCGCAGCGCGGATTTCCGGGATGAGTTCAACGTTAAGCGCGAGGTGTCATGGCATGACGTGACGGTAGAGCGCATTGTGTCGGCTATCGCCCGGCGCTACAAGCTGACGCCGGTAATTTCCGAGCAACTGATGAGCGCTGAGATTGATCATGCAGACCAGACCCAGGAAAGCGATATGTCATTTCTGACGAGGATGGCCGACCTGCTGGGAGCTATTGCCACCGTCAAAAACGGTAGCCTCCTGTTTATCCTGCCGGGTGGTGGCGTCAGCGCGAACGGCAAAGCCCTACCAGAGTTTGCGATCACCCGATCCAGCGGCGACCGGCATTCGTTCCGTATCGCAGACCGTGACGCCTATACCGGCGTGCAGGCGTACTGGCTGGATCTGGAGTTCGGCAAAAAGAAAAAAGTCACCGTCAAAGCCCGTAAGAAGAAAACCGAGAAGAAGCCGCGCAGCAGCGCAAGGGAAGGGGACTATATCGCTGGTGAAGACGGTAACGTTTTTGTTTTGAGGACAACCTACAGCAGTGAGACCGCCGCTCAACGTGCGGCTGCTGCCAAGTGGCAGCAGCTTAAGCGCGGTGCCGCCGAGTTCTCTATGACGCTCGCCTATGGCCGCGCTGACTTGTACCCGGAAATGCACGGCACGGTATCGGGCTTTAAAACGGATATTAACAATCAGGACTGGATAATTGCGAAGGCCACACACTCGATCGACGACGGCGGATTTAAAACACAGCTGGAGCTTGAGGCGAAAATACCCGAATGGATTGCAGAAAGTGAGAGTTAACGGCCATAATATGAGCGAGTTCAACTCCCAGCCGGGAGGCCATCATGTTCAAGTGTCCTATTTGCGGTGCCGTTGCAAAAACGCGCACCAGTCGTCCATTGAGTAACACAACCGTTCGGCATTATCACCAGTGCCAGAACTTTGAGTGCAGCATTACATTTACCACCCTGAATAGCGTTGAGAAACTGGTAACGAAGCGCGGGCCGCCAGAAAAATTATCACCAGACTTCATTCCATCAGACGCGTTTCCAGCTTCGCATTACGGAAGGAATCAGCTAAACCTTGCCCTGTAACCATCGGGGGAAGAAATGAAATGCCCCATGTCGGGGCATTTTTGTTAGTTGGAGGAGTCAACAATAAGACCAGAAATGAGATCAACTTTGGCGGTTATTTGGTTTTTGACGATCGCGCCATAATTATTTTTGCCTTGATATATCGTTGTGATAACTGCATAAGGTGACGAATCATTCATTACAAAGCGATACCTAGTCTCCAGATGCTTAAACGATGAAGGGTCATGCATATTGTTTTTTATATAATTAGTGATCGGGATGTAGGAGTTATCAAATCCCCTTACGTTGCCGATAAACGTGTCAAAATCAATCATCTTATACAAGGATGATGGATTTTTAAGGTAGTCCTGCTTGCACCAGTTGAGCGCCTCATCTGCTTTGATCTCATCATTTTTTGTGAAGGATTGCTGGCTGATACACTTATAAAAACCGCTCGTATCAGAGGTGGCTATTTTTTCTTGGGCAAGGTAGCTATCGATAAACTTCAAGCGCTCATCCTTTAGCATGCTCCGCCACTGTTTAAGCGTGACACCCTTGTCTCGAAGGTCTGCTGGATCGGGGGCTGGTATATATGAACAAGCTTTGAGTAGCACAACCAGTACAACGAGGAATATTACCGGATGCCACCACCTCATACCTGGGTTGCTTGCTGAACAGTAGGGGCATTTTTTCTCTTTTCGCTCCACTTCACTTCCGCACTTCCTGCAAGTAGTCGTTGACAT